ATTTAAATAGTGTTCTCAGTCATTGTGAGTTATTATTTTAGTTAGTGTTTAGTTGTTTAGTATTTTAATTTAAATATTTATTTTAGTGTTTTGTTATAATTAATAAATTTGTTATATATACAATTATGGAAATTACAATCCCTACAAAGTGGGAAGATGTGACAATAGGAAATTACATCAACCTAAGACCAGTACTAAACTCTAAACTAAACCCTATAGAAAGAGTAGTCAACATTCTAGCAGTCTTAACAGGACAGAAAAGAGATGTTATAAAGAATATTAGTTTAAAGCAGTATAAGTCTATTAAAAAGAAAATGAGTTTCTTAGAAACAGAACTTCCTAAACAACTAAAAGACAAAAGGTTTAAAATTGGTGGTCAATGGTATGAGTTTAAAGTAGATGCTAAAAAGTTATTATTTGGAGAGTATATTAACAGCATGGAGATTCTACAAAATGCTAAGGATGATGAGGAAGCAATATTTAATAATTTGCATCATATACTAACTACTATTTGCAGACCAGTTAAAAAAACTGTATTTGGTTGGAAACATATTGAGGTAGATAGTGAGGTCCTTAGAAAGACAGCAGACAACTTTCTAAATAATATGCCAATGACAATAGCTTACCCAATAGGTGTTTTTTTTTACACTCACTCGGAGGACTTAACAAAAGCTATAAAAACTTGTTTGATGCAGGAAGCAGAGAAGATGACGAAGGAAGCAAGGGAGGAACTGGATTTGGTGAACGTTGGGGGTGGTGGCACACCTTAGACAATTTGACTAATAGTAGGATAGACAAATGGGATGAGATACTAAACTGGGATATAACTAAAGCTTTAAACATAGTAGCTTATTATAGTGATAAACAAAAGATGGAACAACAGGTCCAAAGAGAAATGAAACAAAAGTATAAACATAGATAATGGCTGACCAATTAGACATATTTGGTTTTGATGTTGACCAGTTAGAGGAAGTTAAAATAGACAATCCTACTACATTGAGTCAGGTGTTTAATAACATTGCAGCTGACATGGTTTATTGTTTACAGCAATCTGTTCAAAAAGAGGGGTTAGTATATAAAGGTAGTTTACAGAAGTCTATAAGAATGCCTGTTAAAATGTTTGGATTTAGAATGGTTGCTACATTATATCTAGCTGACTATTACGACTATCTTAATCAAGGTGTTAAAGGTATTGGAGGAGTTAGAAAGAGTGGAGACAAGAAAGGTCAACCTTGGGTTATTAAAGCACCTAATAGTCCATATCAGTTTAAGAAAGGTCCTAGCGTTAGTCATGTTAGACAATGGGCTAAAAGCAAAGGACTAAACGAATATGCAGTAAGAAACTCTATTGCTAGAACTGGAATTAGACCACGTTACTTTTTTGACAATTGTATGCAAGAGACTTTCTATGGTGAGGCTTTTAACAAGTTTAAAACAGATATTAGAATAGTATCTGGTGAAAGAGTAGCAAAAGGATTAAAAGAAATATTAAAGAAATGAGTTTACAAATTAAATATCTACCACAACAATTTAGAACAGTTTACAATCCTGTAGAGGTTGTTTTATATGAGTCAATAAATGCTACAAGAAACTACCCTGGATTTGCTTATTTAATTGATGTTAAGGATGGTTCAACTTTATTAGGTAGATTAAAAGTTCCACCAACTACAAACGGTTATGGAAGATTTGATTTGTCTGGAATAATGCAAAGTTATATATATAGCAACTTGGGAACTTTAGGTAGTTCTTTAACTTCTGTTTATGGAAATACAGATTCTTTTAAAGATTTTACTTTGGAATTTGGTTGGGTACATTTTAACACAGGTTCTGCAACTTATGACATTCCACAGACTGTAACATTTCCAGACACTACTACTGGTACTTCTTATGACCTAACAACTTTTAATGGTAGTTTACCTAGATATAGAAGAGACGTGGTTAATTTCTATGATTGGCAATACAATAACTACTATCAGAAATACACAGACAATGGAGGAGCTAGAAAGTTTTTGACTAATAGTCCTAATGGTGGTGAAGAGTTAAACCCAAATAATCAAAAAGTAATGTTAACAGATGAGGGATATTTATACTCTTTGTTAGATTTTGCTAATGACCCAATAACTCAAGTGTCAATAGAAGAGTACAACTCTAGTGGAGTATCAATTTCAACAACTACTTTAAATGTTCCTAGTCTTAGTTCATTTAGTCATATAGCTATACCAGTTGCTCCAGCTTCTTTAAATAAAGTTAGTGGCTCAATGATAGCTAGTGGAAGTCAACCTATTATTTCTTCTAGTGCTGCTTCTTATAAAATAAACTTATTAAATTCAAGCTCTTTAGCTTCTGAAAGATTTTATTATAATATAGACTCAGAATGTAGATTTGAAACTAGGAGACTAGAGTTTTTAAATAGTTTGGGTGGTTTTGATTATTTTAACTTTACTAAAGTTTCTAGACATAGTGAAGATATAGAGAGAAAGTTTTTTCAAACTACATCAAATGATTTAGAGACAGATGGTAGTATAAACTATTCTATAAGTAATAGAGAAAAAGTTCAATACTATACTAAGTCTATGCCCAAAATCAAACTAACTTCTGACTGGATTGACTACAATACTTATAATTGGTTATTAGAACTTATAGAAAGTCCTGAGATTTATTTAATGGATAGCTATACAGCACCGTCAGGAAGTACAGAAATTAGACGAATCCCAGTTAAAAACATTGAAGGTAATTGGGAAGAAAAGGTTTCTAGTGTAGACAAAGTATTTAATTTAGAAGTAAATTTAGAGTTTGGTATTGACAACATAAGACAATCATTTTAATGGAAGAAAAATTAACAGAATTTGAAAAGATGTTAAAGGAATTAGAAAATAAAACAGTTCCAGAAAGGACATGCAATATTGACGATGAAAACTGTGAAAGCTGTAGCGGATAATGGTAAAAGAAGAACTATATATAAATGGAGAAAATGTAGAGTTATTAGATTCGTTAAATCCTAACTTAACTTTTAATATTGCTGACATTGCAAATCCTGACCAAAGAAAAGCAGACTTTTCTAAAACTATTACTTTGCCAGCTAGTAAAAAAATTAATAAAATCTTTGAACATATATTTGATATAAATACAGACTTACAGACTTTCAACCCTAATTTAAAAACAGATGTAATTTATTTAGTAAATGGTGAACTACAGTTAGATGGATATTTACAACTAAAATCTATTAAGAATAAAAATGGATTAATAAGTTATGATTGTATTATCATTGGTAGAATAGGAAATTTCTTTAATTCTTTAGAAGATAAGGAGTTAACAGACTTAAATTTTAGTAGTTTAAATCATGCTTACACAAAAGCTAACCAGGTAGCAACTTGGAATCTTCCTTTAACTACTGACTATGTATATCCTATGATAGACTATGGATATAACCAAAACATTTTGACTAGCAATCCTTTTTGGGATGTTGAAGATTTTTTTCCAGCTATAAAAGCTAAAAAATATATTGACAGTATTTTTGACGCAGCTGGCTTTACTTACACCTCTAGTTTTTTTAATAGTGATTATTTTAATACTTTAATTATTCCTTTTTCTAGTGAGGACTTTAAACTAACAGCAACTAATATAGACGACAAAATATTTAGTGCTAATGACCCTAAATTCCTAGGAACAGGCTCAGAAAATTCTAGTACTTTCTCAGGTCAATATAATGACATAACAACTTTTCAAAGTGATACTATTGTAAATCAAACTGAGTTGTTTGACTCTAATGATGTCTATGACAACACTACTGGAATATATACTGTCAATGGAGGTGGAACTTATAACATTTCTGCTATGTTACAATTAACAGGGTCGTTCACAACTCCAACGTCAAATCCAACAGCTGGAACAAATTATTTTCCAATTTCTGTAATTCATGGATATGTAAGAGTAAATAAGTATAGTTCATCAAATACTTTTATAAGCACATTAGATGAAAAGTCTTTTGGTATTAGTCCAGGTCCTGGAGGCATTGCTCCAAACACAACTGTAACAACAGACAATACACCATCTTTAAATAGTTCTCAATATATAGATGTTACATTAGATAGTCCAGCATACGTAGATTTATTAGGTTTATTGCCTGGAAGTCCTCCAAATAAAATATTTGTAAATGTTGACAATATTACTTTAAATGATGGTGAGAAAATAAAAATAGAGTTATTATATGAATGTAGAAATATAAACCAAGATGATATAGACACTGGCTATCCAAGGTCACGTTTTGTCTTTTGGAGAGATAGTTCTAATAATGTTTATGGAGCTGCTAATAATTCTTTTAAAGTTAACGTAATTAATAGTTATTTTAATAACAATGTTGTAAACACTTCTTACACAGAAGGGGACACTATAGACATGAATTCAACAATTCCAGTCAAAATAAAACAAAAAGACTTTATAATGTCTATTGTAAAAATGTTTAATCTGTATATAAGTTCTGACAATACAAATGAAAAAAATTTATTAATAGAGCCAAGGGATGACTTTTACAATAATCAAGTAATTGACTGGAGCAGTAAAATAGATAAAAGCCAAGACATAGAGTTTAAACCTATGGGAGCTTTAAATAGTAGTAAATATTTATATACATATAAACAAGACAATGACTACTATAATAGTTTATATAATGAAACTTGGGGAGATGTTTACGGTCAATTTGAAGAAGATGTCAATAATGATTTTTTAAAAAACACTAATAAAACAGAACTTATTTTTTCACCTACTACAAGTGTTGGACTATTACAGTCTGACCGAATAATTCCATTCATTTTAAAATTTAACAGTCAAAATGGTGTATCTAGGTTTCAGTCTAACATTAGGATATTACAATGGGCTGGACTTAAAAGTAGTGTACAAACTTATAAACACAGAGACTCAAGTGGTTCAACTAATAGAAGTGATTATCCTTACGCTGGGATGTATGATGACCCTTTTAATCCTACTGAGGATTTAGCTTTTGGATTAACTAAAGAAGTTTACTGGTCTAATGTTTTTAATAATATAATAACTTTTAACAACAATAACTTATATAATAAATACTATAAAAAGTTTATAGAAGAAATCACAGACCCAAACTCTAAAATAGTTAATGCGTGTTTTTATTTAACTCCAAATGATATAGCTAATTTAAGTTTTAAAAAACAATATTATTTTGAGGGTCAATATTTTAGACTAAATAAAATAGAGAACTACAACCCATCGAATCCACTTACTAAATGTGAATTTCTTAAAATAAAAGAAGCTACAGTTTTTAATTTCTCTACACAATCTTCAAACGGAGGAGTTAAAGAAATAGGCGGAAAAAGAACACCAACTTTTTCAAATGGCACAGGAACATCAACTAACGGAAATACAGGTATTAATACCAACACTACTTCTGCAAGGGCTGTAGTTGGTTCTAATAACTATGTAAGCTCCTCAGCTTTAGGCACTAATATTAATGGAGACAGTAATAAAGTTTATTCAGGTACTAGTAATATAATAATCCAAGGCTCTGGAAATACTATAGCTTCTGGAGTTAAAAATGTACAACTAACTAATTCTAATAATCAAACTGTAACAGAATCTAATGTCATTTATGTAAATGATGAAATACAAGGAAGTGGAAGTTTTGAAACTGTAAGTGCTGACTTTGTACCTAATGAAAATATAAGGACATATTTAGTAGATACTCAATTGGGTAGTGTAGACGCTACGTTTGAGGCAGATTATGAAACTAATAATAGTTTACCTCATGTTGGTAAAATATGGACATTTAAGAAATTACATTCAACAAATCAAGTTGTAATAGACGCTAGTCAAATCTTATCAACTATAGACGGAAATAACACTTACACATTAACAAATAATGGAGACAGTGTGACAATGATGTGGGATGGTAACCAATTTAACATAATATAAAATGGCAGAAAAAGTAGCTTTAGAAATAGATATAAATGCAAAGGGAGCAACTACCTCACTAGGACAATTAGAGGAGGAAGCAGAAAGATTAAACGAGGAATTAAGAAAAGTTCCTTTAGGGACTAAGGCTTTTAAGGATTTAAAACAAGAGTTAGTCGGTGTTAATAAACAAATTAAAAACACAGAACTATCCATGGAGGCGTTAGATAATGAACAGGTAGCTAGTGAGCTTGGTTCTGTTGCTGGTGCAGTTGGTGACGTTTCAGCTGCTTTTATTCTACTAGGTGGTGGAGGTGGTGCTATTGAGGACACTGTAAGAAACATAGAAAAGGCTATAGGAATCTCTATGGCTTTCAAAGGTGCTATTGAAGGAACTCAATCTGCTATGAAGTTATTCAATAATATTATTAAAAACTCTACAGCGTTTCAAAAGTTAAACAATGCTACTACTGTTATAGCTACAACTATAATGGGGTTTTTTGGCAAGTCTGTTGACACTACATCTAAATCATTTGGAAGATTAAAAACGGCAATAGCTTTAACTGGAATAGGTGCTTTAGTTGTTGGGGTTGGTTTATTAATTGCAAACTTTGACAAATTAAAAAGAATAATTACAGGAGTAACAGAACAACAAGAAATGTTAAATTCTGCTAGTGCTACTGCTGTTGATAATATTAGTAATGAAATTTCAGCTAGTGACAAATTATCTATACTATTAGAAGATGAAACAATTTCAAGAGAAAACAAAAACGAAGCAATAAAAGAACTACAAAAAAAATATCCTAATTTATTATCTAATATAGATGCTGAAAAAGACTCAATAGAAGATATAAACAAGGCTTTAATATTAAACACTCAATTATTAGTATTAAAAGCTAAACAAGAAGCTATAGCTTCAGTAAGAGCAGAAGAGTACAAGAAAGTAGTAAAAGCAGAAATAGAAGCAGACACAGGCAAAAACATAGGATTGATGGCAATACTTGAGAGTATGGATGGACACAATTCTCTGCAAGGAACAGCTAACGAAATTACTAAAAGGTCTATAAAAGAAACTGAAAATAATATAAGTGCTTTAGACGAATTAGATGCTTCTATTCAAAAACAAATAGCTTCATTAATGGAACAGGGAGCTGTTATAGAAGATGTTACAAAAAAAGAAACTAAGTCTAAAAAGAAAACTACTAAAGCAAAAATTAAGGAAATAGAAGTAACTAATAAATTAAATAAATCTTTATTAAATGAATTAGACACAAAGGAAAAAATAGTTGACTTTGATTTAGAGGAAGAGGAAGAGCCAGAGTTTGAAACAGACTTTTTAGAAAAAACAAAACAAGCAACACAATTAAAAACTAAAGTTAAAATAGAAGGAATACAAAACGAAATAGAACAAGAGAAACAATTAAGACTACAACAATTAGCATGGGATGAGGAGAACGTAGTTCAAAAAGCTATTTTAGACGGTGTCTACACTGCTGAACAAAAACTAGCTATTGAAACCGACTTCCAAAGAAAGAGAGAGGCAGTTATAGAAGATGCAGACCGAAAAATATTAGCTAATCAAAAAGCTGTAGAAGCTGCTAAAATTGATTTAGCTGTTCAGGGAATAGGTGCTTTAATAAACTTAACTTCTGCTTTTGCTAAAGACAATGAAAAGAGTCAAAGAAAAGCATTTGAGATAAATAAGAAACTACAAATAGCTCAGGCTATTATGTCAACTTATCAAGGTGCTAACGCTATTTTTTCTGCTGCTGCATTAAACCCAGCTACAGTCTTATTCCCAGCTCAACCGTTTATTGCTGCTGGAATTGCTATAGTCAATGGATTAGCTAACGTGGCTAGCATATCTAAACAACAATTTCAAACTAGTAGTCCTGGAGGTGGTGGAGTTCAAACTCCCTCTTTTGGTGGAGGTGGTGGAGGTGGAACACCCCCAACACTACAACCAGCTAACACTAGTACACTAGTCCCTCAACAACAAACTCAAGTATTTGTAACTGAAACAGATATAACATCAACACAAAACTCTGTCGCTGTAATACAAGGACAGGCAACATTTTAAATAAAAAACAATGGAAGATAAAACAGATTTACTAGAATTAATAATTGACGAAGAGGATGAGTCTGGAGTGGACTATATAGCTTTAGTGGACCATCCAGCTATTATGAGTAATTGGCAATCCTTTAAGAAACATGAGTTTGAAGAAACGTTTAACGACTATCCTGACTCAGCGTCTAACAACGCAAAGAAAGCTATAGAATATAAAGAGGAAAACAATTCAGATTGTGGCACTCAAGTAGGTTGGACTAGAGCTAGACAATTAGCTAATAAAGAGAATATCAGTTGGGAAACTATTGGTAGAATGGCTAGTTTTAATAGACACCAACAACATAAAGATGTTCCTTATAGTGAGGGTTGTGGAGGTTTGATGTGGGATGCTTGGGGAGGAACTTCTGGTGTTAATTGGGCAATCAATAAAATGAAAACCAAAGACAAATATAAAACAGCTTTTAAGATTCAAGACGAAGATAAAAGAATAGTTAGTGGTTATTTCATGAAAGCAGATTTGCCTATTATTAGACTAAACGACCAAGACGAGAAATACTATGTAGTATTTAGAAAACCTACTATAGAAAAGATAGTCAATAAATTCTTTAAGAATAATTATAATTCTAATATTAATTTAATGCATGATATAGACTACAAAGATAATGGGGTCTATGTTATTGAGTCTTTAATCATAGATAGCAAAAGAGGGATAAAAGCTCCTGACGGATTTGAGAACGCACCAGATGGCTCATGGTGGGGAAGTATGAGAGTAGAGAATGACGAAGTCTGGCAAATGGTTAAAGATGGTACGTTTAAAGGATTCTCAGTAGAGGGAATATTCGGAGAGGCTAAAGCCACTAAATACCCTACTACTTTAATTAGTAAAATTATTTCCGTAGTTAAGAAATACAAAGAAAAACATTTGTAATTGTTAAACTATAAATAATTTGTTATATATATAATAGTATAAATAATATATATTATGAGTGAATTAAAAGAGTTATTCAATGAGATTAAAAGCATTTTTAAAACTGAAGGTGTTGACATTGAAAACGATTCTAAGGAATTTGCTGAAACTACTGAAAACAACGTGGAAGAAACTACTGAAACTGTAAAGGAAAAATTTGAGGATGTTGTACTGGCTGACGGTACTGTTGCTCAAGTTGAACCTGAGGTTGTTGTAGGTGCTGCTGTAGTTGTTGACATGGATGGTGAACTTTTGCCAGCTCCAGACGGTAAACATGAATTATCTGACGGTAGAGTTATATCTACTGAGGGTGGTGTTATTGTTGAAGTTGAGGAAGAGGCTGAACCAGAAGTAGAAGCAGAATCTGTAGAAGAGGAAGAAATGTCTAGTCCTTTAAGTGAAGCTCAAGAAAGAGAAGCTAAAAAGATTATAGAGTCGATTGTGACTGAAAAAGTTTTCGGAATGGAAGCTACTATTTCAGAAGAAAACAACGAACTAAAAGAAGAAATAAATAATCTTAAAGAGTCTTTTTCTATGTTGCTAAACTTAACAGAGAAAATGTTAGACGAGCCAATAAAAGACGAGGTAGTTAAAAGACCATCTAGTTTTAAGGCTTTGAAAAAAGAAAATAAAAAAGATATTATAAGTATCTTAAAAAGTAAAAAAATAATAAAATAAAAATTAAATTATGAGTTTTGATGTTTCGGCTTTAGCCGCATATACCGAACAAAATGCAATGGACTTAATTATTAAGTCTGTAGCTGGTGGTAGACTTTCAGAATACGCTAACATTCAAGATGGCGTGAAAGGACCTACTACAATTAACATACTATCTAGTGATGTTGTTTTTCAAGCTGATGGATGTTCTAGAAGTGCAAGTGGTTCAACTACTTTGTCACAAAGAACTATTACTCCTGGTGCTGTTGCAATTCACGAAGATTTATGTATGACTGACCTAGCTGCTAAATATACAGCAGTTATGTTAAAAGCTGGTTTAACTGGTGAAAAAGAAGAGATTCCTTTTGAAGAGTTATACTTTGCTGAGAAAGTTGCTAAACTACAGAAAGCTATTGAAGTAGCTGACTGGCAAGGTGACACAACTTCTGGAACTGCTAACCTATCAAAGTATGATGGATTAAATAAAATTATAGCTGCTGCTACTGCTATTGATGGTAACCCAACGGCTATCACTCAGGCAACTGGAATAACTACTGCTAATGTTATTGGAATCCTTACTGGAATGGCTGAATTAATGAGTGAAGATATCATGGACGCAGACGATTTAAAATTGTTTGTTGGAATGGATACTTTCTTAAAATACCAAAAAGCTATAGCTGATGGAAACTATTTCCATTATGTTGTAGAAGGTGGATTTAGTTCTGAACTTCCATTAATCGGTTTCCCTAATGTTACTGTATGTGCAACTCCTGGTCTTTCAGGTTTAGCAACTGGTAACTGTTACCTAATGAGAGCGTCTAATGTTTATGTAGGTGTTGACTTACCAGGTGAAGAGTCTAACGATGTTAGAAGTTGGTACGATGACAATGACAGAATTTATAAAGTTACTATGGCTTTTAGAAGAGGTGTAAATGTTGCATTTCCTGACCAAGTTGTAGAATTTTTATTAGCCTAAATTTAATGGGGGTTTAATTACCCCCTTTTTAATAACTGTTAGCTGAAACGCTAACTAACTGAAAATCAATTAATTATGTCATGTGTATTAAGTAATGGACAAGCTAGGGATTGCTCAGATAGCTTAGGCGGAATAGTAGAAGTATTAATCTCTGAAAGAGATAATGTTACTGCTACAACTTTAGCTAGTGGAGACATTTCAGCAATTACGCAAGAGGCGGCAACTAATTTCTATAGATATGAGTTAAAGAAAGAGTCAGGGAGTTTGACATCTACAGCAACTGTAGACCAAGCTGGAGGGACTTCTTTTTACGACAATGTTGTAGCTTTCACTATTAATAAAATGAGTGCTGCTAAATCTAACGAAATTAAAATGCTTATGTTAGCTAGATTGTTCGTCATTGTAAAAGATAACAACGGTGTTTATTGGGCTTTGGGAAATGATAATTTCTGTGAAGGTTCGTCTTTAGTTGGACAAACTGGACAGGCTTATGGAGACCCTAACCAATACCAAATAGAATTAACTGACAAGAGTCAGTTCCCATGTTATGGGGTACAGTCATCTGTAGTGGCTGGTTTGACAATTAGTGCTTAATTGTTCTTTGTTGTATAAAAGGGGGGTGGGTAAAACTGTCCCCTTTTTTTAGTAAATTTGAATTATGTTGAAAAAAGAATACGTAGGAAAAACAGTTCACTTAAAACATTTTAGTATTTTAGTGAATGAAGAAAATATCCCAACTTTAAAGAAATTAAACATTGATTGGGTTTTTGAAACAAAGAAAAAAAAGAAAAATGATAGTGATAAATAAGAACACTACAACTAATTTTGTAGCAACCTTATTTGAACTTAGTCAACTAACAAACCCAGATTATTTATTTGAGTTTGAGAGTGACCAGACTAAGACTAAATTCTATACTATCATTGCAGACATAAGCACTAATAAAATTAGATATAATGAATTTAACTTTGTAGAGGGTGCTAATAACCCAACTAGTGGAAGTCTAGACTTAGGGTCACCAGGCTTTTATAACTATAAAGTATTTGAACAAAACAGCACAACAAACCTAGACCCAACAGGACTAAACAAAGTAGAAGAGGGAAAAATGAAATTAATAGATTCAACTTATCAACCGTCATTTACTCAGCATTCAGTTTCACCAACTACAAATGTAGTATATAACCCAGGACAATGAGCGTAAAATTAATCCCATTAAATTTTGGAGGGTATGAATTACCTGAGTTTAAAGAGTCTAAGAAGGGAGACTGGTACGAATACGGAACAGACAGACCTTATAAAAACACTTACCCAGACTACTTAACTAAACTCTATAATGAGTCTAGTAAACATAATCAAATTATTAATTCTAAAGTTAAGTTTATAACTGGTCAAGGTTTTGTTATAGATGAGAAATTGACATTTACAGAGAAAGCTTATGTTAATGGATTTATTAAACATCCTAACGAAGATGAAAACCTAGACGATTTAATTGGTAAACTAGCTAAAGATAAAAAGGTTTACGGAGGTTTTTGTCTACAGGTTAGAATGTCTAAAAACAATAAAATAGCAGCAATTAACCACATAGATTTCGCCGATGTTAGAACAGGTGTTGACAATGACTTGTATTATTATACAGACGATTGGTCTGCAAGAAACCCAAAAAATAACGATGACTTTAAAGTGTTACAGTCGTTTCCTCACAATGATGACGCTAAACCAGATGTTGACTATGTTATCTATTACAAAGAATATAGACCAGACTTAGGTGCTTATCCACTTCCTGACTATGTTTCTGCTATACCTTATTTAGAGTCAGATGCTGAGATAGCTAATTTTACTTTGCAAAATATTAAAAACAATCTTTCGGCGGGCTATATAATAAGTTTTCGGAATGGTCAACCAAACGAACAGGAGATGGCTGAAATCGAAAAAAGGTTTAAGAATTACGCTACTGGTGCTGACAATGCTGGAAAGCCTTTGTTATCTTTTACAGACCAAGCTAGTGACCACCCTGAAATAATGCCAATTCCAGTTAATGGACAAGATGAAAGGTTTATAAATCTAAACAACCAAATAAGAGAAGAAATATTTACAGCTCATGGAATAACAAGTCCTCAACTATTTGGTATTAAAGAAAATTCAGGACTAGGAAACAACGCAGACGAAATAGCTGTAGCTAGTCAACTATACCAAAACTTACAAATTGACCCAGAGCAAAAAGTATTTAACGAGTTAATAAATTCTATTCTTAACTATAATGGTGTTAATGGTGAACCTGTAAGAATTCAGAAAATAGAACCAGTCCAAAGGTATTTTAGTGAGACAGCTGTAATGGGTGCAATGACACAAGATGAGTTAAGAGAAAAAATTGGTTTACCAGCTAGTGACGTTGGTGGTAATAAAGTAGCTGAAGCTATTGGAATACTAAGTCCATTAGTAGCAACTAAGGTTCTAGACAATATGTCTATTGAAGAAATAAGACAGCTTATTGGATTAAGTGGTGGCTTAACTAGAACTAGCGAAAGTCTTAAAAAAGAATTTACAGACGTAGAGGATGAAATACTATTCAATCAATTAGAAGCAACTGGAATAGATATAGAAGAAATAGAAACAGTTCAATCATTTGTTAAACCTATTACAAGTATAGAAGAGGCTAGACAATTTGAAACAGAACTTTTAAAGGACTATAAATTTGCTATTAATAGAGTATTAACAGGAGCAGAAAAAAGTATTTTAGATTTGCTTATAGACAATCCTAAAATGCCTATAACAGAAATAGCTCAAGCCTTAAACATAGAGCAATCTATAATTAATGATTTGTTGTCTGAGTTACAAAACGCTGGAGCTTTAAACAATGATTTTGAACCTACAGAAGATGCTAAACAAAGTATTCAAAGACCAGAGGATGAAACATTTATAGTTTATAAGTATGCTGAAAGACCTGACGCTCCAGCAGTACAGACACAGAGTAGACCTTTCTGCATTAGAATGATGGCTTTGTCTAGAGTCAAAAGATATACTCTACAGCAATTAGAATTATTAACTAATGACTTTGGTCAGTCTGGAATAGACATATTTACTAAACGAGGTGGATGGTATAATAATCCAAGAACAGGACAGACAACTCCATTCTGTAGACACATTTGGGAGATGCAAATAGTTAGGAAAAAGAAATGAAATTAAGTAGTTATCAAATATTAAAACGTAGAAAGTTAGCTGCTGAGACAGAGGCTCAAATGATACAGGATGACTTAGAGGCTTTAGTGTTACAACCATATAGCAGTAGAGCAAAAAATGTAAGAAACGAAATTAAAATTAAACACGATATATAATGGCAGTTTTATTTATATCCGAACAATATGTAAAGAACACTACTCTCATTGACGAGAATGTAGATGTTAGACTTATACTTCCAAGTATTAAAGACTGTCAGGAGTTAAGAATCCATCCAATATTAGGGACTCCATTCTATGAAGATTTAAAAACTAAAATAACTGCTGGAACTTTAAACAGTGACGAAGTCAATTTGTTGGACGTATATATTGCACCAGCTATGGCACAATGGACGATGTATGAGTGTAGCACATCAATGTTATTTAAATATAGAAATAAATCTGTAGCAACTAAGAACAGCGAAAACAGCAACCCTATTAGCTACCAAGACTTACAATACCTTAGAGACGAATGGAAGAACAAAGCAGAAGAAAGAGAAGCTAGGTTAATAAACTACTTATGTGACAATGACAATTTATTCCCTAAGTATAAGGAAACTAGTGACGATTTACACCCTAGAAAAACAGCTTACCAAACTAGCTTTTATTTAGGTGGTAGCAGTAGAAGTGATTGCTGGAGAGACGAATACAGAAATAGTGAAAAATGATTTTAACCTATAATCAAATATTAAAAGAGTTTAAGACTTTTGCTACTAACCATAAGCAAATAGAGAACTTTGGCAATGGTGACTTGTGGGAAATAGTAGAACATAACCAACTAGCAGACTTTAACTATCCTTTGTTTTGGGTAGCTGACCAGCCAGCTAATTTAGGTGATGGAACTTTTACTTGGAATTTTAATGTTATGGCTATGGACCTAGTAAACAAAGACGAGTCTAATGAGAATGATGTAAAGTCTGACATGTGTCAAGTGCTTTTAGATTGTGTTTCATACTTTGAACAAAAGACAGCTACTAGCAACAATGTAGATTGGTTAAAAGTTAACTTGGTAAGGTCAGGAACTTTGACTAGTTTTACAGAAAGATTTGAAGATGAGTTGACAGGATGGGGGATGAATATAGGATTTAGACTTCCGTTTAGTTATAATAATTGTGATTTACCAATAGAATAAAGATGGCTATATTTTACAATCCAAATAAGAAAAAAGGTTTATTTTACGCTCCGTCTGGTGCTACTGGTGGAGCTGGTGGTGGTGGTGTTTTGTCAATAGAGTATAGTGCTACTACATTTTGTGAGGATGGAACAGACCCTATTCCTGGAATAACTGGACAGACTGGTGGAACTTTTTCTAGCACAACTGGACTTGTATTTATATCTACTTCTACTGGACAGGTAGACTTATCTGCTTCTACTCCTGGAACTTATGTTGTCACTTATACTGCTCCAAATTCTAATACAGCTACTACATCTATTTCTATTGATGCTGTTCCTGTTGTTTCTGCTGGTGCTGACGTTGCTATTTGTATTGGTAATAATACTATTTTAACTGCAACAGGTGCTACTACTTATTCATGGTCCACAGGAGAAACTACTGCTAGCATAACAGTAGAACCTACAACAAATACAACTTACACAGTAACTGGGGTCAATGGAGTTTGTTCTGCTACAGACTCTGTAGATGTAACTGTTAATCCTTTGCCAAGTGTTAGCATTTCAGGAGCTTTAACTTATTGTGTTGGTGCTACTACTACTTTAGATGCTGGAAGTTTTGTTTCTTATCTATGGTCTAATGGTGAAACAACACAGACTATTAGTGCAACTGCTGGTAGTTATACTGTTACAGTAACAGACTCTAATGGTTGTTCTAACACATCTGCTCAGGTAACAGTAACAGAATTAACACTTCCTACTGTAGCTATTACTGGAACACTTTCATTCTGTGCTGGTGGTTCTACTACGTTAACTGCTTCTGCTGGATTAAGTAGTTATTTATGGTCAAGTGGAGAAACTACACAAGCTATAAATGTAACATCTGCTGGTGGTTATAGTGTAACTGGTACAGATAGCAATGGATGTTCAAATACTTCAGCTACTTCTACAGTTATAGAATCACCTTTAGATGATGCTACTTTTGCTTATTCAGATAGTAGTTATGCACAAAATTTTCCAGACCCAACACCTACTATAACTGGTTTAGCTGGTGGTACATTTAGTGCTGGTAGTGGTTTAGTGTTTGTAGATAGTGGTAGTAATACAGGAAGTTCTACTGGTCAGATAGATTTAAGCGCATCAACAATAGCTAGTTATACAATTACTTACACAACTGCTGGAACTTGTCCAAATTCATCTATACAAACTGTAGGAATTACAGCAGCTTTAGCTCAAGTGAATAATGTGTATTCTATGGAGTTTGATACTTTAGCTGACGAGAGCGTAAGTGTTGGCAACACCTTAACTAATGGTTTTTCTCAATTAAGCATATCACTTTGGGCTAATTTTGCCTCTGTTCCTACAAATAGAGTTTTAGGATTAGCTTCTAAAGATAATACAAATGAAAGAAGTTTTGATTTAAGATATATACAAAATACTGGAGTTAATCTTTTAGTTTCAACTAATGGTGTAAACAGCGCAGCGACCCCATATTATCCTAAGGCAAGTATAAGTGCAGGTCAATGGTACCATTTTGTTGGTGTTTACGATGGGTCAAATGTTTTACTTTACGTAAATGGCGTTCCGACAGGTAGCCCGACTGCTTTGACAGGTTCTTTACAAAACACAACTTCAGAATTTTTCATAGGAAAAAGAGGTTTTGGCACGACTAATACAGGGTTTGATGGTAAACTTGACGAAGTAGCAGTATTTAACACAGCTTTAACAGCGCGTGAAGTGCAAGGTATTTACCTAGCAACAGAAACAGGCAAAACAGCAGATTTAAACGATTTAACAACGCCACCTGTAAAGTGGTATAGAATGGGAGATTAATATGAGTACAGAATTTTTTAACGACCAATGGCGTATACCAAGTAACGATAATCAGAATAAGGTTTCTAACTATTCTATGGATTTTAATGGAACAAGTGATTTTATAGACTGTAGTAATATAACAGGTTTAAATAATTTAAGTGCTTTTTCTACATCAACTTGGATTAATTATTCAGGTACATTAAGCACATCCCACATCTTTTTATCTGGTGGTATTTCGTTAAGTAATAGATTTTATATTCAATTAAAAAGCTCTACTCAAATAAGATATGGTTCTGGTTCTGATTTTGATGATGTAACTGTATCAACTATTAACAGCGGAAGTTGGCATCATATTGTAACAGTTCATAATGGGACTTCTTTAGATATTTATTTAGACGGTGTTAAGCAAAATAGTTCTCCAGTTACTGTAGTAGCTCCAAATACTAATATAGGTGATGATTTTACAATAGGAAGATATACTATTTCTCCTGGTTACTATTGGAATGGCAAAATAGACCAAGTAACTGTTTTTGATTATGCACTTTCATCAAGTCAAGTTTCTACTCTTTATGGAGGTGGAACTGCTATTACAAATCCAATGACGATAAGTCCTAAGCCAATATCTTACTATCAATTAGGTGACCAATCAGTAGATAACGGAGCTAATTATTTAGTTCCAAATAATAGTTTAAGTGACTATGTATTTTCTTTTGATGGGAATAACGATTATATAGATTGTGGAAATATAACTGCATTAAATTTACAAAGTGCTTTTTCTACATCAGCTTGGATTAATTACTCAGGAGTACCAAGTGTCACTTCACACGTTGTTTTATCTGGTGGTAGTAGTTCAATTTCAACTAATAGATTTTGGTATCAATTAATAAGCTCTAATATAATAAGATATGGTTCAGGTAGTGCTAGTGATGATGTGACTATATCGACTATCAGTAGTGGGAGTTGGCATCATATAGCTACAGTTCATAATGGAACTTCTTTAGATATTTATTTAGACGGTGTTAAGCAAAATAGTTCTCCAGTTACTGTATTAGCTCCAAACACTCAATTAGGTAACAACTTTACAATAGGAGAGTATTTTAGTATAGTAAATTATTTATTTGATGGTGAACTATCAAATATATCTGTTTTTAATACAGCTTTATCAACAGGAAACATAGAAACTCTTTATAACAATGGCGCACCAAATGACATTTCTTCATTAAGTCCTGTAGGTTGGTGGAAACTAAACGCTGCTGACACTTTTGACGGTTCTAACTGGACTATTAACGATTATGGTTCTGGTGGTAACGATGGAACAAGCTCAGGTATGGATTCATCTAACTTAGTTGTAAGTGATTTACAACAAACTTCTGGTTATAGTCCTTACGCATTAAGTCTAGATGGAATTAATGATTATTTAGATTGTGGAGATAGTGACACTTTTAGCTTTGGTAATAGCACTACAGATTCTCCTTTTAGTATTTCTGCTTGGATATATATGAATGACGCTACAACATTTAGAATAGTCTCTAAAGTTGGTACAAATGGCAACGAGTACTTTTTAAGTAATGGTGGAGATGATAAACTTAATTTTATTTTATATGATACTTTTGGAAGTGGAAATATTAGAGCAAAATATGATACAGCTTTAACAAGTTATGAAGGTCAATGGATTCACATAGTAGGTACTTATAGTGGTGTTAATAGACAAAATGGGATTGAGTTATATTTAAATGGTTCGTTATTAACTACTCTTAAAGTTTTAAATTCACCTTATACAGCTATGAGCAACACAACACAACCTCTTGAAATAGGAAGGTCAGCCTCAAGTAGCTATGCAAATGGTACGTTCTCAAACGTGTCTGTTTTTAACATTGAATTATCTTCTACACAAGTAACTGAAATTTACAACTCTGGCAAACCAAGTGATTTAAACACTTTCTCAGGAACTGCTCCAGTTGCTTGGTGGCAGTTAGGAAGTAACAGTTCTTTTAATACTAACTGGACTTGTTTAGACGAAATAGGAACTAACAACGCTGTAAGTGTTAACATGACAAATAGTGATATTGTAGATGGCCCTGGATATTCAGCAAGTGGTTTAGGTACAGGTTCAATAGATATTAAAGGAGATGCACCATATAGCACAGCAAATGGCTTATCTGAAAATATGGATGTATTAGATAGAGTAACAGATGTACCAAGTTAAAATATTAAAATAAAAAAAATGAATAATAAAAGTTATATAGTAATTGAGTTGTCAGACAGCAATTTAGTTTTATTCTCTCAACTTGACCAGCAAAGTGCGCAATCAATGAGAAGAAATTTAGCAAATACTCAAGGGTTGTTAAGCTATAGAGTAACTCCAAGTTTTGTTACAGACGGTAGTTTACCTATTGTTGGAGACGTAATGAACCAAACAGAGGCTTTAGCTTTAATGGCTACGAGTGCTTGGAGTACACCAGACCCAGAATAATGGCTAAGACTACAATATTAAAGAAATACAAGCCTAAGAAAAAGCGTAAAGGAATACACGCTAAGACTAAAACGTCTACCACTAAAGGTTCTAAATTGTATATAAAAAAGTATAATGGACAAGGTAAATAGTTTAAAAATGGATGACCACAGTTTATTGATAGCTTTAATTTCAGCTTTAGGAATTAAGGAAATTTGGAACATAATAAAGCAAAAAATAGACATTGGAGATAAAAGAGAACAACGTCAGGACTCTTTACAGGCTCAAGTCATAATGCAATTAAAAGAAAAAATAGAGTCTTTAGAATCTAGAATTGATATTTTGATTGAAGAAAATGGAAGGCTTAGAGAAAAATTAGCTAGAGTTGAGGAGCGTTTAATATTGAACGCAAAAAAAAAAGTCAATAGAAAAATAAATAAGGATGAAACTAAGTAAAAACTTAACTCTTTCAGAAATGTTAAAGAGTCAAACAGCGTCTAGGTTGGGTATTGAAAACAAGCCAACAGAAGAACATATAGAAAATATGAAGGCTTTTGCTGAAAATATATTTCAACCTATTAGAAATCATTTTGGAGTACCTTTTGGAATTAGTAGTGGTTACAGGTCAGAGGCTTTGAATAAGGCTATTGGTGGAGCTTATAGAGTTGTCAATGGGGTTTATGTAGCAACCTCTCAACATTGTAAAGGGGAGGCAGCAGACTTAGACAGAGACCATAGTAACGCACCAAATAACGCTGAAGTATTTTACTACATAAAAGACAACCTAAGATTTGACCAGTTAATTTGGGAGTTTGGAACAGAAAAAAATCCTAATTGGGTGCATGTAAGTTATAACACAGACGGAAAACAAAGAGGACAAATATTAACAGCTTACAAAGACGATAACAATAGGACTAAATATAAGTCTTATGAATAAGCTAAAAGACAGTAAAATAGGTAAACTATTAAAAGAAAAAGCACCTAAAATTTTAGATATTATTGGAGATGTGCTACCCTCAAATGGTACAATGGGAATAATAAAAAACATTATTTCTAAAGACCCAGACTTAACACCAGAAGAAAAAGAAGAACTACATAACCAAGTTACAGAACTATATAAACTAGAAGTAGCAGACAGAGACTCAGCTAGAAATAGAGAGATTGAAATGGCTAAAGCTGGGGGTAATGATTGGATGATGAATCTAACAGGTGTTGTAGGTTTGTTTTGTTTTATATTTATAGTATATTCAGTTGTATATATTCCAGAAGTTTTACATAATGAATTGTTTGTACATTTAATGGGTATGGTTGAGGGTGTTGTTATTGGAAACATATTTGCATTTTACTACGGTACATCCTCAAAAAAGTAAAGTATAATTTTTTTATTATATTTACAAAAACCAATACTACTTAAAATTGAAATCACACAACAAAAGGTGGAAAGACGGTGGCAATCCACGTTATAGACTTAACCAAGACGAAGCAGAAATAATAAACAACTACAGACGAGCTATTGACGAATGTGACAAAGAGGGTTTAGACCCTAAGACTTTGCATAGTGGATGGATTAAAAACGACAACGCTAGTCTATATTTTAAACAACCTAAAGCAACAGAAAAAGACTTTAAGAAACTAGCTAAAGAAGTCATAGAAGAGGCTAAACAATATTCCCCTAAATACCCAAAACTAAATTATAAGAAATATACAGACGGACATTTATTGTTTATGTGTCCTAGTGATTTGCATATAGGAAAACTCTGTAGGTCTTTTGTAAGTGGTGAGGAGTATAATAACCAAATAGCAGTTACAAGGGCTTTAGAAGGTGTTAGAGGATGTTTAGCAAAGTCTCAAGGGTTTAACATAGACAAGACTATTTTATTACTCTCAGGAGATTTATTGCATGTAGACAATTTTAATATGACTACAACTGGTGGGACTCGTCAAGATAGTGACGGATTGCTTTCAGACCATTTTCTTATTGCAAAAAGGTTGATGGTTGAAATAATAGAAATGTTGTTACAAGTCTCTACGGTCCATGTAATGTTTACTCCTGGCAACCATGATAATACTGTGGGCTGGATGGTTGCTGAGTTGTTAGCTGCATGGTTTAGACATAATAAAGATGTGACTTTTGATGTTAGTTTGCAAATGCGTAAATACTACAAGTACAAAAAGAACTTAATATCTTCCTGTCATGGTCATAAAATTAAGGCTGACACGTTACCAATGATAGTAGCAGACGAATGTCCAGACTGGTCTAACACTAAATATAGATATATGTTTACTCAGCATATACATCACAAAGTCAGTAAGCAATATCCAGGACTCTGGGTGGAGTCTCTTATGTCACCTAGTGAGGCTGACACTTGGCATCATACCTCAGGCTATCAAAGTTCAAATAACAAAGCTATAGAGTCTTTTCTATTTAGTGAGTTTGGACAAATTGCTAGAATAACACACCTCTTTTAACAATTGTTTGTTAATAAACTACTAATTATTTATTTTGTTTTGTAATATAATTATATATATATTTACAACTTAATTATAAAAAATAAAAAATGTCAAGAACAATCAATTATACAACTAGAACTTTTTATGTTCCAGCTGAAAAGCTAGAAACATTAATTAAGTTTCAAAACAAATGCAAAGAGAACGGACATAAGTCCTATTCTGAAGTAATATTAAAACTTATGGAGGACTATAACGATGGATAAATACGAGTTTTACTACAGACAAAAACAAGAGTGGGATTACTGGCAAGCTAACCAAAGACACAACTTTCTAAGTGACAGACTGCTAGGTATTATAGACCAGGTTCAATGGAATAAAAATATTCTTAAAAGAACTAAACTTAGTGACAATGACCTAGAAATCCATCAAAATAGATTTAGTAATTTAATAACTGAGGTTGTTAAAATATCTATTGAGCTAAAAGAATTAGCTATCAACTACAATCCTAAGAGGATTAAACAATTAATTATTATATTAACCAAAATTAAAAACTACAACAATGAACCAATTGAAAACAGTTGACATAAAGGGAAAAGCCTATGTCACAGTAAACGAGAGAATTAAATATTTTAGAGAAAAATTTACAGGATATTCAATGACCTCAGAAATAACTCACATTAATGACAATGGAGTAATAATAAAAACAACTATCAAAAATGATGCTGGAATAGAAGTAGCGTCAGGACATGCACACGAAAAGCAGAATTCTACTTTTATTAATAAGACTTCTTTTATAGAAAACTGCGAGACTTCAAGCTGGGGTAGATGTTTGGCAAACTTTGGGATAGGTGTAGATTCTAATGTAGCTAGTGCAGACGAAGTAGCTAACGCAATTAAAAACCAATAACATGAAAGAATTTAAAATAAGATGTTCAGCAATTGGCAAGATAATGACCAACGCTAGAAGTAAAACAGAAACACTATCTAAGACTACTAAAAGTTTTCTAGAGGAATGGAGCAAAGAGCAAATATATAACCGTAGAAAGGAGATATTTAGCAAATACCTAGACAAAGGAAACGCTGTAGAAGTAGACTCTTTAAACTTTATAGCTAAAGAATTAGACTATAATAGCTTAAAAAAGAATGAACAGTCTTTTGAAAATGGCTTTTTAACTGGTACTCCAGACGCTATTTTAGATGACCATATAATAGATGTTAAAAATAGTTGGGATTGTTTTAGCTTTCCTCTATACTTTAATAGTGTACCTAATAAAGACTATTACTGGCAAGCACAGGGCTACATGGCTTTGACTGACATAGATAGGTATAAATTAATCTATACACTAATGGACACTCCTGAGGAGTTAATACAAAGAGAATACTTTGGAGACGAAAGCACAGACTTAGTAGAGTTCGCTAGCAAATATAAATACTCTAATATAGACTCTAAGTATAGAATTAAAGTGTTTGATATTTATAGAAATGATGAGGATATAAATAACATTTATAATAGAGTAGAAGAGTGTAGAGAGTACTTAGATAGTCTTTGGGTAGACTTAAACTTTTAAAATGATAAAAAAAGAATGGCAATGGATGCCAGATTTAAAACAAACAAATAAAATAACAATGGATAAAAAACCAACAATCTACTGCGGAGGCGGTAAAAAAATGAATGATAACTGGATGACTGTTACTGTTCATATAGACAAAGTAAAAGAACATGTTTTTGATTATAAAGGAAACAAGTACCTTAAATTAAATGTAAACTTAAAGGACCAGACTGACCAATATGGAAAAGATGTGTCTTTAAGTGTTAACACGTACAACCCAGAAGAACAAAAAGAGGCTAAGCCAGTGGCAGAAGTTTCTAATAGTTCTGATGACTTACCCTTTTAAGTTATATGAAAGAGTCAAGAGTCTTGAAAGCATTGGGTTTGAGTTCGTTGGATGTACAAAATATGTTGATGAACGGAATGACAATGCCTGAAATAGCTAAAAAATATAAAATAACTTATATTAGTTTAGTACAAGCCTTTGAAATTCAGAAAAAGGATTTTAAATATATTGACTACAAACAACCTAAAAAAGAAGTAGAGGACATTAAGACAGTGTCTTCTACTTCCGAAAGGTTATATACTGAGGAGTCATTAAATGAAAATGAACTATTAGCATTCTATAAATACGAACAAAAAAACAAAGCATATTTTGAAATTAATTAATAACCATAAACAAATTAAACAAGTCGTAGACTTTACTGGTTTACAAAATGGTTTAATACATCCTACTGACATAGACGCTGTCTTAGAGTTTGACAATGATGTTTTAATATTAATTGAATTAAAATATAAAAATGCTGAAATACCAACAGGACAAAGGTTGGTTTTAGAAAGGATTTGCAATTCATGGCACACAAAAAAGTCAGTAGTTTTAAAAGTAGAACACGACTTTAATGTAGAAAATGAAGCAATACCTTTAGACAGTTGTAGAGTCACTAAAATTTATTATAATAGTAAATGGCATAATAAAAATATTAATTTAGTTGACCAATTAAACAACTTAGGAAAACATTTTAACTGCAACAAACTACAATTTAACACAAACAATGAGCGAAGAACTACCCTGGTTTAAAGCCTATCCTAGTCAATGGCTAGGAGGTGACATAATGTATTTATCTAAAGAGGAAAAAGGGTCTTTTATAGATGCCTGTTTTCACTACTGGAATAAAGATTGTTCAATGACTTATATTAAAATGGCTAGACGAATCGGTCAAGATTATTTAGACGTTTTAATTGATGAGGGAATGATTGAAAAAAAGGACAACCAAATTAATATAAAATTTTTAGACACACAATACCAAGAAAGAAAAGAACAATATTTAAAACGAGTCGAGGCTGCTAAAAAGTCAAAGAAAAAAACTACATTTAGTGACCCTATACACAAAAACTCAGATTCATTAAAGAAATTTTTAAGCACAATCAATGATACTAAATAAAGGCTACGGACTAGACTACGCTATTAAATACAAAAACGGAGAGATTAAAAAAGGTTTAGGAATAGGCTGTCCAATTACTGACAAGTTTGTAAGATTTAAACCTAGTCAAATGGTAGTCGTTTCTGGATTTCCTAATGTCGGTAAAACATATTTTTTTATATGGTATTTACTATGCCACTCTATGAATAACAATTTAAAATGGTGTGTTTGGAGTGGAGAAAACTCTCCAGAACTATTAAAAATTAGCATGATTCAAATGCTAACAGGACAAAAAGTTGAGGACTTAACTGAGTCAGAAATTAAAAAACAAATAGAAGTTATTGACACTTACTTTAAATTTGTAGATAATAGAAAGCTATATACAGCCTCAGACCTTTTAAATATATTTGCTAAAGAAGATGTAGACGGATGTTTAATAGACCCTTACACTGGCTTAAATATAGAAAGAGGAGGCAAGCTAGGACAGTTTGACAGAAACTATTTATTCTGCAATAATATTAGAGAGTTTTGTAATAAGACTGGAAAGACAGTTTATATTAATACACACCCAATAAGCGAAGCAGCCAGAAGAGTCTACAAGCCTGGTCATACTTTAGAGGGTTATGTTCAACCTCCCAAGTCTAGTGATATTGAGGGTGGAATGGGATTTATTAATAGGGCTGACGATGTATATGCTATTCATAGAATGGGCAACCACCCAGAGTTTAAAACAATGACAGAACTACATGTTCAAAAGGTTAAAAATGTTATGACTGGTGGGGAACTTACTACACTAGATGAACCTTTAAGATTTAATTTTTACAATGGTTATTATACAATTGGAGGTAATAATCCTTTAAAACACATACAGAATGGATGAATTAGACATAATGTTAAGAAAAAATAAGCTAGATATAATGATTATTAAAGCTAGTGCTGAGGTAGAAAAGACTAACAATAAAGTAAAACAGGAAGGACTAGAAGTTTTAATGGATATACTAGAACTCATCCACGATTTACAGCACGAAATTAGACAAAACTATAAAGACATAGCTAAACTTAAATATGAAAATGCTGTAGCTTACAAAGAAAATGCTATATTAAAAGCAGATTTTTCTACCTATAAACACAATTTAAAAAAAGCAGAATTAGAATCAGACAAAAATGGATAAAATTTATTTTCTTATATTAGCATCACACGTTACAGTTTTTTTATGTGGTTGTGTTTTTACTTTATTAATTCAAAAGTATAATAATAAAAATGAAGAAAAGAACTTTAAATGAATACAGACAAACAAAGGACGCAGACTATAGCCATCCTTATAATAACACTAACGGTAGTATTAATTTACTCTGTAGGATATATCCTAATGACGCTGATTTAGGAAAAATTATTAGAAAACATTTTCAAAAATTATGAATGCTAACCAAAAAGGCAAACGTTTTGAAAGAGACGTGGCTAAACAACTAAATAAAAAGTTTAATACTAATGTAAGACGTACTCCTATGAGTGGCGGAATGAGTATTAAAGGAGACATTATAGACATTAATCCAGACTCTGTTTTATTTGACTATCATTGGGAATGTAAGAACCAAGAAAAACTAAACATCTGGAAAGCCTTAGAACAGGCTAGAAGTGACAGACCAATGGGAAAAACTCCTGTTGTAGTGTTTACTAAAAACTTTGAGAATGACTATGCCTGTTTAGAATTTGAGGACTTTATGAATTTATTATTAACCATACAACAACTACAAGATGAAATCAACACTAAAAAAGATAGCTGAAATAATCAAAGAATACAAACAAACTGACGTATTTGATGGTAACAGCTTAAATAAACAACTAAAAGAATTGACAGCCTATCTATACTATATAGAAACTATTAGAACAGAAGCACATCAAAACTATGAAAAGGTTATACACGATAGAGTTAAAGAAGGATTTTCTGTAGCTAGAGCTACTAATGAGGCTAATGTAGAAGTTCCTGAGATGTATAAACTTAGAAGATTGTTAGAGTCTGGCTATAGAGTAATAGATGCAATGAGGACCAACATAAGTTTTCTTAAGTCTGAAATGTACAACGTAACAAAAGAATATTAATGGACAAAAAGCTAATTAAGAAAATAGAAAACTTTATATTTTGGATTGGTAGAGAATACAATGTCGTAGAGTTAGAGGACTTTAAACAAGACATTTTTATGATTCTACTTAACAAGGGTGAAGATTTTATCATTCAATTAGACAAAGAAAACAGCATTAAGAAATATGTTTATAAACTTTGCCTCTATCAAATAATTAGTGAGCGTGGACAATACAGAACCAAATACTATTTACCTAGTCAATTTAGTAGTATAGAGGACATAGAAACCTACTCTAATAGTTGTTTTAAAGATGAGGTATTAAAAGACCTTATTGACTCTTTAGATGGTTTAGATAAAATAATGATGGAACAATTATTGATTTGTAGTGGTAATAGAAACTGTCTAGCTGAGAAAAGCGACATTCACCGTAATACAATACAATATAAGTTTAAAGAATTAGCAAACAAGATAAAACAAAAATGGACATTAAATGAATTCTATAGTTAGTATATTATTAATAATAACCATAGCTACAACATGGGTAGACTATGCTAGACCTTTGATTGATAAATGGGACTATAAGCCTTTTAATTGTAGTTTCTGTATTACCTTCTGGCTATCATTAATTTATTTTTTAATAACTTTAAACCCAATAATATTAATAACACCGTTAATTTTACGTATAATTGAAAGACGATTACTATGACAATAGAAGAAACTATTAAACTATATAATAAAACAAGTGCCTTTCCTGGCTCTGTAGACATATCCTTTTTAAGAAACAACTTAGAACCAATACTAAAAGAATTACATCCAGACATGAAAGTGAGTTGGGCTTGCAATAGTTGTGTAAAATCTCAAATGCAAATCTTATTTAATTGGCTTACTGAAAAAGAAGCTAAGGAAGTTAAACAAGTAAAAAAGAAAAAGAATGTTAGACGAAAGAGACCTACTAAAAAGTGATTTTAGCTATGGTTATTATATAGATGACGAGGGACTATATTTTTACTCAGAAATGAATGGAGAAATATACGAGTGTTTTGACATTAATGGAGTGGCCTCTACAACTTTTGATTTTGAAACAGATTATAGAATATTAGAATTAGCATATATACACGAAGAAAATGGATTGGATGACGAAGAAGACTTTTAAAGAGAAAATGTTAAAAAGAAGATTAACATATAATAATAAAAGAGTTTATATAAAATCACTAGATAGTAAGTTGGCAATAGTTAGCCATACTGAGGAAGGTAATTATAAACAATTTAAAGTTAATATTGAGGACTTAGTAGAGTTTAAATGAAACTAACACCTAAAGAAATAAAAGAACAAAAGGCTAAGTTTGGTAGTAAAGCAGTAAATTACTTTATTAGGTTTATGGAAGCTAGAAGAAAATGGAGGAGACTTCCTGACTCATTTATAAAACAAGTTATAGAGAATAGCGAGAAACTATGAAAACAGAATACTTAATAAAAAAAATAGGTGAGGAAGTTACAGAACTACTATTAAAAAAGAATGCAGACTATGGAGACACTGCTAACAACCCTATAGCTATATTTAGTAAACTAGATTCAATAGAGGCTATAAATGCTAGAATAGATGACAAACTATCTAGAATTAAAAACAAAGGTATAAACGACAACACAGAAGACACAGTCACAGACTTAATAGGTTATCTAATATTGTTAAAAGTACAACTAAGAAAACAGAATGTCTAATAAGCTAACACCTAAACAAAGCAAATTCGCTGAGGAGTATGTCAACACTGGCAATGCGTCAGAGGCTTATAGACGTGCTTATGATGTTGCAGAAACTACGTCTAATGAGGTTATAGCAGTTAAGGCTAGTGAACTTCTTAAAAATGGTAATATATCGGTAAGGGTCAAAGAGTTGCAAACAAAAGAAGCAGAAGCCTTTCAAATAACACGTAAGGAAGTAGCTGACGGTTACTTTAAGATGATTAAATCTTGGGAGTATTTAATGGACTTAGCAGCAAAAGAAAATCTCACAAAAGAGCAGAAAGCTAAATTCTATTTACTTAAAGAAATGGTTAAGGGTTCTGACTATAGGGGTGCTTATGATTCTATTGCTAAGATGTTTGGACTAAATGCACCAGACAAACAGGAAATTGAGTCTACAGTCAATAATATAAACATTAATATTAAGCGTGGAAGCGACTGAAATATTCGAGCGTAATTATGACAGTCAATCTAAAATCGTAATAAATAGAGGAGGGACTAGAAGTTCTAAAACTTGGTCTTTAAACCAATTGTGTGCATTGTGGTTAATTAGTGGTAACTATGGGTCTAATAAGCACTGTCATGAAGGCGTATGGACCACAGTAAGAAAATATAGAACTAATTTAGATGGAACAGTAATTAGAGACTTTGAGGACATTCTAAAGGCTGAGGGTTGGTATTCTGGAATAGACCATAATAAAACTAAAAAGCAGTATAGATATGGCAAAAGGTTAGTCGAGTTTATTGGTGCAGATGACGAACAAAAACTAAGAGGTGCTAAAAGAAATATATTATATTGTAATGAAGCTAATGAGTTAGAATACAAACAAGAGTTTTTCCAGTTACTAATGAGGACCGAGAATAAAATATTCTTAGACTTTAACCCAGACGATGAGCAAATATGGATTAACCAGGAGCTTGAAATAAAGCGTTCTAAGGAAGTCGGAGACGTTGAGGTAATAGTAAGTAACTACAAAAACAATGCGTTTCTACCTAAATCACTAATTAAAGAAATAGAGTATTTAAAACAAACAGACAAAGAGTTTTGGAAAATATATGGTCTTGGTAAATATGGAAATATAAGTGGTTTAATATACGAGAATATCAAGTATGTGGATAGTATGCCAGATTGTAAGTTAGTAGCACATGGCTTAGATTTTGGCTATTCCATAGATAGTTGTGCAGCTTTGTCAGTTTACCGAAAAGATGACGAACTATATTTAAAAGAGTTAATCTATGAAAGGGAGTTAACTAACCATGACATAGCAGAAAAGCTAATTCCTATTATTGGTAGAGAAGAGTTAATTTGTGATAGTGCAGAACCTAAGTCAATCGAAGAACTATATAGACTAGGATTAAATGCTAAACCAGCTGCAAAAGGAAGAGACAGTATTCTAAACGGAATAGACATTCTAAAACGCTATAAAATCAATGTTGTTAATAGTAGCAATCTTAGACGTGAGTTTAGGATGTATAAATGGGCAACTGACAAAAACGGAAATAGTCTACAGAAACCAATAGGGTCAGACCATTTAATGGATGCTTTGAGGTATGTTGCTTTAATACATTTAAAAGAAAATAATAGAGGATGGTATGCAATTAGATAAATTTTACTATCTTTACAATTAATTATAAAGTGGTCGTCTAAGACACTTTTATTTTTTTCTATTATTAAAGGGGTTCTACTTAGCGGTGGTTACCCCTTTTTTTATTATATTTATAACTTAATTTATAAATGACAAACTCAATACGTTAAAATTGACCAATGTTTTATTAAATTATGTTTTGGGAATTGGGAGTGGTCGGCAAAAGAGCGTCACTCCCTTTTTATTTTACAGGAAGAAAATTAGCAAATGCTGAGCAAATGCTAAGCAAATGCTGAGCAAATGGGGTTCTATAAGATAAGATAAGATATTTATCTTATTATTGATTTATATTATTTCATAAACTAGCTAATTGAATATATTAGTTTTAAGACATTATAATTAGTCAATATATATAAACATATATAAAAAGTATTAAAGTTTGTTAGAGTTGATTTAAATAGTGTTCTCAGTCATTGTGAGTTATTATTTTAGTTAGTGTTTAGTTGTTTAGTATTTTAATTTAAATATTTATTTTAGTGTTTTGTTATAATTAATAAATTTGTTATATATACAATTAT